TTTCTTCTGATTTTTTACACTTTTTGATAACCAGACCCTCTTGGTTGGCGTTAACCATGTTAGTCACATAGTGTTTAACGTCTCCAAGTACTGCTTCAAATACCTCAGCTTCTTCATCTTTATATAGCACAATTTGATACTTATAGCCAAGTTCATGAAGATAGAAATCTTTATTCTCATCCTCATTAAGCTTCATTATTGTAAAATTCCAGGCTATTCTATCCTCGTTTGTTTGGGCTTCATCTATATGAAATGCAATTCCATCCACATCTTCTTCATTTAGAATTAACTTTCTAAATGTTTTTGTTTGCTCTTCCATTATACTACCCCTTTATTGTGTATTTGTTCATATCCACACTTGGCAATATAATATGCATCGACAATATCAGTCACAGGACTCCCTAGAGTTAGATTCTTATTAAAGAGCATAGCAAAATCTTCTTTAGTTTCATTATGGAAACTTTCATACATTTTAGCTTTATCAGCATTACCCTTTCCAGTTGCAAATTTCTTAATAACTGTTGGAGGAATTGTAGTAAATTTAAAACCAACTTCCCATAACTTATATTTCAGTAAACCTGCATTTTCAGCTATGTGAAATACTTTACCTGTCGAACCGAATGAATAATCTTCTATAAAGATTTCTGGGATTGGGTTAGTTGGAATCTTGCTAATAAAGAACTCAGCTATATTATCATATCTCTCTTGCTCAGTATAATATTCTTTATGTAAATAACCTATTGCGTTATGAAAATTTCCGACTAATTTTTTGTTAGATGTTAGGTAATAAAACACTGATTTTTTAATGTTCGGTTCAGCCATTACACACATAGCAGGAGAAGTCAATGAGTAATCGATTCCAATTACCATTGATCCTCATCTTCTTCCTCATCTTCTTCCTCATCTTCATCATAATCACTTTCTTCTGGGATTTCATCTCCGCAGAATGGGCAATATTCTGGATCTCCGCTGACGTTTGCAATTAGGAATTCTACTGCGTATTGTGATTCACAGTTAGGGCATGACATTTCTACATATGGGTCTGACATCATCTCTCCTTAAAAACTATTTTTCAGATTTAACATATTTATTGTATGCTAAAATCCAGTCGGTGGAAATTTCTCTTTGGGCGTCAGATAGATTCATCTGATTAGAACATACCATTCTATGTAGTGTATTCTCTAGGTTATCTTTCATATGCGCGTTATATGGTGTTGTTGTATATGATTGTGGCCAGAGATTCTTAATGTCATTGGTGCCACCCAACTCCAGACTAATCAAATGGTCAATCTCAAACTTGTCGCTTGTTGGGTCAATATTATATTCAGCGAAAACTTTCTTCTTCAGAGACTCAGATACGTTTCTAATTTTTGCACCATGAATATCTGATCCTGATGTATAGTTAGGAACACAAATCTTGCGCTTAGTTGCTTCTGAATTAATCGCTCCTGGTGTGAGGCGAGAGTCTGGAATCTGAGGGAGTGGCGTTGCTGCAAAAGCTGTTTTTGATAGAAAAAGAACCATTAACAAATATGTTGTTATGATTAAATACGTTAAAGTATCATGTAACATTTTCATTAGATTTCTCATAGAAGTTTAGTGAAGTTACTTTCACCTAGAAGAAAATTCTTAACCCTCTCAAGTTCAAATAATTTCTTAGGCAAAGAAGAAATTGGGTATTTCTTCAGTGAATATTTATTAATGGTATTGTTGATCTGATACATAGACTCAGAAGAAAGAGTATTGACTGCATTTATGTTTGCATAGTGTATGAATGATTCTGCTTTTGTTTTTCTGCGATTTTCGTCACCCATCCAAGTGAAATGCCAACCGATATCTTCTATGGTTTTTCCATCTTGAGTTAGCCAAACTATTTCAAACTTATTTTCAATATTAGATCTAATATTAGTTGGGGGAGAACTCTTTAATTGCGCTTTCGTGCAAATAAAGAGAGATTGATTCCATTTCACTGGCTCCTCGCCCGAGTAAACTCGCATATCAGCCCTACCCTCAAGCAGAACCAGAGGAACTTTGATTATGTATTGCTTTTTATCTCTGCAGAAATTAGTAAAATAATTGATAGCATCAGGATTAATAATCTCATCACAATCGCTCATTATAAAAACAGTATCGTCCTCAAACTTATCTAAAATACAAAGAACAGCATCTCTTTGGATTCTTTCTCTAGACCACGCTTTGACTTCTTTAGTGCTATTTGAATCTTTTGAATTGATCTCATCAATTTGTTTCACATTGATGTTTTCTTCACTTGGAATATTCATCTCTATAACTTCAATCATATCAGCAGGAAGTCCTAATTCTTTAATTAGCCTATTAGCTACAAACTCTTTAGGTTTTCCGCTGTGTGTCTGGTTGGACTCACATATAATGAACTTATCAACATAATCTTTCAACAAATTCACTCTGAGTTCCAATAATTCTTTTTCATTGAAGAATGGGAAACAGTCAACTACTTTTTTCATCTTTAAATCTCCAATTAAAAATTTATTAACCCTATCTAATTCAAAAATTTGTTGAGGTAGAAGTTCTTTTGGGTATTTCTTCAGTATAGTTTTACTATTTCCCCAAGGATTTATTCCATCATCTTCTGGAATCCAATTATCAAAAAACTTATGAGCAGCAGTTGAATTTAAGTTGTCAAAAATAGAACCCTCAATTCTATCGTCACAATGAGAAAAAGAACTACTCTTTATTTTTTTTTGGTGAGAATCTCCCATCCAAGAAAAATGCCAACCCATATCCTCAACTCTTTCTCCACAATCATTTACCCAAACAAGATTAAAGTTTCCAGGATTAGGATCAATATTATTCCTAATTTCATTAGGCTTTAATTTTTGAAGGTGATGTTTCATACAAAAAAACATCTTAGAGTCCCAAAAATAAGGAGTTCCATCTTTATTGAAAACTCTCATATCAGCTCTACCCTCAAGTTGAACTAGAGGAACTTTTACTATACTATTTTTATCTGTTAATCCTTGTTTACAGTATCCTATGAATTTTGGGTTTATAATTTCATCACAGTCACTAACAATAAAGTATGTATCTTCTTTAAACTTATCTATCAAAAAAATCCAGGCATCTCTTTGAATTCTTTCACGAGCCCAATTTTTCGCTTTTATCTCATCGTTAGCTGATAATTTTAAATCACATTTAGTAAGTTCTATCTGATCATTGTTGGATGGTAAATTGACCTGAATAACTATAATCTTTTCTTTAGGTAATCCGAGTTCTTCGATTGTTTTTCTTAAAGTGAATTCTTTTTTATTACCACTAAAGGTTCTGTCTCCCTCACAGATTATAAATCTATCAACATGATCTTTTAGAAAGTTTATTCTAAGTTCAAGAAGCTCCCTTTCATTAAAATATGGAAAACAATCTAATATCATTTTAAAATCCTAGATTTTTCTTTCTGACGAATCCAAGATCGTAAGTTGTTATTGTGATTGGAAGTTCTTTATTGAATGGTTTTTTATATACTGTTGCACCCTCAGTCCAATATTCCTTCCCCCACTTATTTGCTAGATATTCTGTCTCATTTAAAATTCTAGACATGTTTATCTTTTCTTTTAATTCTGGTTCAACTTTTAAAGTTTGAGATCCAGAATCATAAGTATTTGTATCCCCATGCAAATAGGGAAGATCTACAGCAACACGTTTGAATGGCTTTAATCTGATTCGCATCTCATAATCAACATCTTCACAATATACTGGATATAGATTTTCATCAAATAATCCATGACTTTGTATGACCCAGTCTTTGATTAAGAAACACTCAAAGGAACCAACTTCATCTTTGAAAGAGAGAGACTCACCGAACTTTGAATGAACTATTCCTACATCATTTTCTGATGCCTTATCTACCATTGCATTTAAAAATCCTGCTGTGAATGCAACATCATGATTAACTATTATCCAATATGGAGCCATCATATATGATTTGATTATCATATTCCAACCACCAGGACAACCAATGTTTGATGGAAGATGACAAACTCTTATTTTCTTTATATATGGGTGATCAATCTTAGCGAGTTCGTCTAATTCTTTTGTTATCTGATCTCTGCCATTGTTGTTAAAAATGACAAATTCATTTACTGGGTAGTCAACAGAATCAATAAGTCTTTTGAGCCAATGAACTCCATTTACAATCAAAGTTCCAATTACGGGGATTGGCTGTTTAGATATCTTTTTTTTTATTCCCCAGAAATAAAGATCTTTTGCATCTGAATTTACTATAAATTGATATGAAGAAAATAGATCATCAAAATTCAAATGATTGGTAAAGTCGCTCTCATTTAGGTTTCTATAGTAATCCCAACCTAAATCTATGGTGAGTGGTGATGATCCAGAATCTGATCGTGTAGTTCCATGTTCTGCTCTTCCATCAGTTGCGCAAGTGAAGAATATCAATCCTCCATCTTTGCACATTCTAATCATATTTTTAAATGTTTCTAACCAGTATGGATTGTGTTCGAAACATTCAGTTGAAAGAATAGTATCATATGATTCATCTGGTGCATTGAATTCTTGTCCTGGACAAACTAAATCCACGCCATGTCCTTCTCCCACATCTATTCCAAGATAATTACATTCTTTGAAGAAATCTCGAACTGTTCCATTGATGTTTAAGCTTCCAATCTCCAGAACTTTCTTATTATCGAAGAATTCAGAAAAATGTGATTTTAAATTCTGAACAAAAACTCTTTGTGCTTCATGCGCCATTATTGATTCACTCTATATGATTTTAATTCTTTAATATAGTCATCATGCTCTCCATCAATCTCAATACCGAGCTTTTTCATATTATCAATCATTGACTTTCTATAATTCCCACTCATATCATTCCAGTGATGTTCTTTCAGGTGTTTCATAATTTCTCTAGATTCATTACCCTTGCCCCACCACCAAGCACAAATTCCTTTCTGGTATAACAGCCCCCATTTTCCTGGATATTCCACATCAGTTCTGAGTCCAGGAAGATTAAAATAACAAACCTCTAATGCTGTCTGAGCATTAACGTAAGACTCAACGTGCTCTCCGCTTCTCTCATTCAGTCGACTTAGAATGAAATATGCCTCAGGTCTTCTTGGCAATAAACATATCGCATGTTTTAAGAGAATTGTGCAGGTATGTTTTCTATTTCCTTGTTTTTCAAAACACAAAGCTTGTTTAACCAAACACTCATATGCTAATTCTTTGATTTCAGTTCTCTCAGCTGCTCTCATATAGTATGTGATAGCTGAGGCAGTCTGACCAATGTTATCATAAATTACAGCCAGAGAATAATTCAATTCTGGATTTTCCGGATCATATGCATATGCTTTGATTGCATCAATTAAATTATTCATTAATGAAATCCTCAATAAATTTCAAAGGTGCTCTTAATAGATATGCTGCATTATCTTGAATGCCAAAAGTTATCAATAAGTCTTTATTGTGAACTGTCATTCCTGCGCAGAATTCAATATGAACATCCATAAAAGGAAATGGCTCACAATATTTGACTACATTCCAATTTTTGTCCCAAATGACAAATGCATGTCTATATATGGCATTCTTTCTGCCTTGCTCACTC